AACGAGAAGAGGAATTAAATCTTTTTTCTTAGCACCTAAACAGCAGATTGAGGTTCCAGATAACTGGAAGAGTAAGATTGCTGAAAACTTAGTTCATCGAAGAATGGTTAAGATCACTCACGTTCCTGATCCTGCTCCAACTATTAAAGCTCCTACTAGAAAAATAAAAAAGAGTAATTAATCATGGCAATTCCAACCAGTCCATCTGTTGTAGTTCTTGAAAATGATGTTTCCATCTACACTCCGAATATTAATTCGAGTGTTGTAGGTTTAGTTGGCTTTGCTAACAAAGGTCCAATAAATAAGCCTACCCTTATTACAAGCCAAGAAAACCTCATAAGAACCTTTGGTCAACCTGACACCAATCTTCAAGGTCAAGGTCTTGAAGGTGCCCTCGAAATTTTAGAAACTACAAATCAACTGTACTTCGTAAGAGGTATTGATAGTGATTCGGTTTCTTCATATGCTTCTGCTGCTGTTACTGTCGGGGCTTCCCCTGCTGTTCAGGTGAGTGGTTATGTTTTAAGTGAAGATCCATCCTCCATTTATTACTCTATCACTGATAATGCTGGGGCCACTACGGTTACGGGAGTTGTGGAAGTTGTAAGTTCGACAACTAACACGACTAGAGCAAAGGCATTCACAGCGGCATTTAACCCTGAGGTTCTGGGTTCGCAGGATGTCTTTGCCCATGTTGATGGTGACGATATTTTCTTAGCCTCTAAGTTTGCTGGTTCGGGCGCCTCACTTCAAGTGTCTTCTAATGATGCTGCATTAGGATTCTCGTCCCTTAATGTTGACGGTGTTGCTAAGTCCACAGACGCTTCTAACGATATTACAGTCAGTGGCTACACTGCTTCAGATGTTAACCTTTACACTTACTCTATCTACCCTGGTGCTGGATACAATGTTAGCACACTCAGAGATGGATCTACAAGAGGTGTTTCTGTTGAAATAAATAACCTCTCGGTTAGAGATCAACTCGTCGTCAATAGTGATGGCGCTCAAGTTGAATCCTTTAACAGAGTTGAGCTTAGTCCTTCGAGTTCTGAGTCGGTTGAGTTCTTACTTAATGTTACCTTAGATAACAATGAGTCCGAGTATGTTTTCGCTGAGTTGGAAACTACCGCTGGGGCTCCTTATGCGGCTAAGGATCAGTTTGGTGATAAGACTACGGCTGCTGGCTTCACGGGCAATGGTGAGAGCGATGCTGCGGGTACTCCAAGGTTCCTTAAGATTGTCGAAGGCACTTATAACCTTGCAGGTGGTGATAGTGGTGCTACTACTGCTAGTGATCTGATAGGCACTGCGGGTGCTAAGACAGGTATTTATGCTCTGGACGATGATGCTTTGAATATTTCTGTTGCTGTTATCCCTGGTGTGACAGACGATACAGTTCAGAATGCCTTCATCAGCCTTGCTGAAACCTCTAAGAACTTCCTCGCTTTAGTTTCCCCTCCCTACGGATTTAGTGAAGTTCAAGAAGCCATTCAGTGGATGAATGGTCAGGACGCTAGCACAAGAAGTGCCGCTCTGAACTCTTCTTACGCTGCCACCTACTGGCCTTGGGTTCAGGTCTTCAATGCTTTTGCCGGTGCCGATGAGTGGTATGATCCAGCTATATTCGCTGCTAGACAGTGTGCATTTACTGACAATGTCTCTGAGCCTTGGTTCGCTCCTGCGGGCATTAGAAGAGGTCGTCTGTCCAAGCCTACCTCTACTGAGGTCGTCCTTAATCAGGGAGACAAGGATGCACTGTATTCAAACTCGATCAATCCCATCGCAAATGATCCAACAACAGGCATTACAATCTTCGGTCAAAGAACCACTCAAAGAGCGCCAACCGCTCTTGATAGGGTTAACGTTCGTAGATTAATGATCTACATTCGCAAGGTTCTTCTTGATCTTGGTAAGCCTTTCCAGTTTGAACCTAACGACCAGTTTACCTGGGAGCAAGTTCAGGATTCGATCAACCCATTCCTGAGCGATCTTCTGGCTAGAAGAGCGATCCTTGAAGGTGATGTCAAGTGTGACGCTACAACGAACACTCCTGCAAGAGTTGATAGAAATGAGCTTTGGTGCTCGGTGACAATCAAGCCTACTAAAGCTGCTGAAACGATTGTCTTCGAGGTCAACCTCACAAGCCAATCGGCAACCATTAACCAATAATAATCATGGCAAATAATAGCTACTTAAAGACTGCGTACAGATCGGACTTTACTCCAGGTAAAACTTTACCTCGAATCTCCACCGATCTGGATTCCGTTAGGTCGTATCAGTTTGAAGTTCAGTTTCACGAAGTTCCTAATGTGTTAGAGAATGCATTAGATGCTCTTGGTGTTGTAGGCGGTGCCGTGCAAGCCGCTGTTCGTTCTGCGGGCGGACTAAGCACTCAGAACGTATTAACTACTGCTGCCAAGCAGGTGAGTCCTATTGGGGGTGCAGTTGATGATATCGTGGTTGATCGTCTTAATGATAAGGTCTACTACCCAGGTAAATTTACTCCTGAGAATGTGACGATTACTTTCGACAACCAATTACTTAGCCGTGCTACTCCAGCACTTTACAACTGGTTCAGAACAATTTACGATCCGCTTACAGGTGATATGATGAAGAATGCGGCTCCGGGCGGTCCAGGTAACCGATCCTTCAAGTGCAGCCGTATGACAATCCTTGAGCTTGATAATACCAATGATCCTCACGCATATGTTGAAGTGTACGGTGTTTACCCTGCGGGTGTTAGGTTCTCCGAGAAGAACTATGCGACGAATGATTTCTCGACTGTTGAAGTGACTTTCCGCTTCGACTTCATGGATTACGATAAGGGCCTTCCAAACTAAAGCTCTTACATCAAATTCGGATAGCCTTCTCTCTAAATAAGGGGGAAGGCTATTTGTCTATTATAAGTTATGGATAAGAGAGACTTACTTAGGAGCTTTAGCAAGGTTCACAATAAGAAATTGAGATTGCTGGAGCAGGAGAATGACCCTCGCATTCAGCAGGCTGAGGGTATCTTGGCAGGTGTGCAATTCTCTCAACACCCTCAAATCCCTTACTTAGCCATGGGGCAGACCCCAGACGGTAAACAGTTAGAGTTGAATCCAAACAATGGAAAGTTGAAGGGCGCTAACTCTTTTCAAAGAGCCACATATTTAAATGGAAAACTGAGTCTTCCGACAGGTAAAAGTCCTGAAGAAGCTTTCAGCAAGATGCTAGGTTACCTTGTTGATGAGGCAACCCCTGAACCAGATCAACCTGTCATTGACCCTGTCTTAGATGAGAGGTTAGCTGAGTTAGGTGTAGACATAAAAGATGCTGAGTTAGTTCAACCCCTTGTAACTCTACTGGATAAGGCAAAGGCTAGTAACTTTGGTCGTGATGGTGGTAAAAATGCTATAAATCTTGTGAGATCTTTAGTTGTTGATTACCCAGTCGTAGTGAAGGAGGGAGAGTTCTACAGGGTCGAGCCTAGAGAGTCTAGTGTGGAAAGAACTTTTAATTTAGCTGAAGCTCTCAACGCCATAGGGTCTGAAGGTTACTGTGATAAGTTCCAACGCACTGACAAGGGTGACATGGTTGTGTATACTGACTTTGGTGAAGGGCAAGAGGGGACTGTCTTTAGTAAGGGAAAGGCGAAAGCAATAGCCAACATGATTAGTGACTGCGATGATATTGAGGAGATCAACGTAATACAGGAAGCCGCTGAAAGCTTAGGAGGCGAAAGTAATATACGAGGTAACACTCTAGAGTATCCGCCAGACTTATTTGCATTAAGCAGAACCTATTTCAAGAATAGAGATTCACTCACCGAAGAACAGCGTAAAAAGTCTGAGGGATTAATCAAAGATGTAGCAAATCGAATTGAGCTAGGAATCAGATCTCTAATTGAGAACCGTGAAACATGGTTGAGGACAGCTAGAGATGCTGCCATCCCATTGGAGAGCCAAGCTGAGTTTGATAAGTTAATGAGCTTGTTGGAAGACAATGGGAAGAACATTCAAGCTTCATTTCATGTGGCTTCAGTATCCAATAAAGAAAGACTCCCTGATCTATCGGTTAGGTCTGGAGAAGTTACTAAGAAGGGTAGAAAGCAAGACTCGGTAGAGATTTGGTATGAAGAGGATGCGGCTGCAAAAGCTTTAGGGCAGAAGAAACTAGAGTCTGTTGACGCTAAAGATCTTTTCGATAGCCTCAACAAGGCAGACTACTACAATGAGTTAGTTGATGCTGGTTTTTTAAGGCCGGGACAACAAGTATACGTAGGTGAGATTAGTTACAAAAACTACATTGCGAATGCAGCAACAGTTTTAGGCAGCTTTTCAGATAATAATACTGGCGTGTTTATGGGTGGTAAAGCTAAAGACAACCCTGTGTGGAAAACTTTTACAAAGGAAATAGGATCAAAAACAATGGCTCAATATCGAGGTGAGTTTGACGCTATCCACAAAGAGCAGATGCAGATTAGGAAAGAGATTGACTCGTTATCGAATAATATAGAAACAATGGTAGGTGGTAAAAAGGTAGCAGTGAAGGCTTTAAATGAAGTTATTAAAACAACACTAGAGAATATTCAGAAGAACTCTGATTTCTCAGACATACAACGAAACAAACTCTTCAAGACACTAAGTATGAAAGCTTCGGCATACAAGAATGCCAAAACTAATAAAGAAAGAAAGAAGATAGAGTCTCAAATGAAATCTGCTATCCTGATGCCAGCACTAATGGGTAATTTAAAACAAAGAGGTCCATACAATAAGGCTGTGCAGATTTATGCACTCGGTTTAAATTATGCTGCGGGAGCATCATACAGCAACAACACCGTGCTACAGACTAACATGCTCAACGAAGGCATTAGTTACACCACTACTCAAAACAAAGCTTACCAAGAAATTGCGAGGTCTATTAGACTCGATGATGGTTTCTGGAATTTGAACATAACGCAAAGTGGACTATCTTTTAGCAGGGTAGAAAATAAGAAATCTTCAATTTCTTTAGGTATGGTGAGGGGTAACTTACAATCTAGAAAGTCTGACACGCTGACTAGAGAAGGTAAGAAGATGAGATTCCTTGGTAGTAGACAAGATGCTAGTGTTGTCTGGGATGCATTAGGTAGACTGCAAGAAGCCTTAGGTATCATCAAGGAAAAAGTGAAAGTCCTCGACACGCATTAGATCACACATCTTAAACATAGCTATCTCCAATTCATCAATGTAGCCTCTGAACATCCAACCCTTCACTGGTAGATCGGTTTGGTTAGTTATAGCCACAGGTTCCTGACGATTCTGACCAATAAACAAAAGAAACTTTCTCGAAGACTTCTGAGAATCTCGATGTGCTTGGGCTATCATCTTTGAAATTCCTGATTTAGGATTCAATAAATCACTTACTTGTTCTCCATCATATCCTTTCTTACATTCAATAATAAA